GGTTCCGCGAGGCGCGTCTTTTAATCGAGTGTTGATTTCCAAAGACTTATATCAATGAAAATGACGCAAGTAGAGCTGGCAAAACAGCTTGGGATGGATCCTGGGCAGTTGTGCCTTATGAAAAAAAAGGGAATGCCGATTACGGATGCTGAAAACGCTAGGATATGGTTGCAGCGCAATCGGATGAGATCCAGAAAGCAGTCTCCTAAAACGGCTCCACAGTCGATTCCGATGGCAAGCGGTTCATCTGGAAATCCCTCACTGGCAAGACAGAGGGCGCGGGATGCCGAAGAAGGCTGCTACAAGGTAATGACGGAGGCAATTACCCGCGGGATACCGATTGAAATAAAGACGGCGGCGCAAGCTTGGCGCGACGCTCAAAAGGCAGTATCGGAAGCTGAAAGGCAGTTATTTGATTATGAAACCAAGAACAGAACTACGGTTGGACTGGACGAAATAAACGAAGTGTTCGCTCGTCATCTTGGCGGTTTGCGACAGTTGATAGACTCCCTACCAGCATCCCTAGCTGGAAAGTGTAATCCGGCCGATCCCGATCTCGCCAGGCAAGTTCTTGAGGACGGGGTGGCTCAAATCTTTGTACAAATTGAAAAAGCCGAAGGTGCCTTCTCTTGACCGCATTAGATAAAGTAGAAATCGGCAGGATGATCAGGTCGTACCTCTTGCCGCGGGAAAAACTTGGCCCGGTAGAGTGGGCGGAAAAAAACTTAATTCTTAGCCCCAGAACCACAAACAGTCCCGGCCCCTACAGGACAATCACCACCCCATACTGCAGGGAGCCATTAGAATGTTTTGGGCGAACAAATGTGAGGGATTTAACATTGGTCTGGGCAGCTCAAACCTCAAAAACGCAAACGATCCTCGCGGGCATAGCGTACGTTTTAGATCGCGACCCAGCTCCGACTATGTGGGTGGCGCCAAGTGAAAGCATGGCTCGCAGTTTTTCAGAAACTCGCTGGATTCCATTGGTAGATGATTGCCCAGCCTTGGCGGCCCATAAACCAAATGACCTAGACAAATTTAAACTACTAGAACAGCACTACGACAAGATGAGCCTTTGGTTCGTCGGAAGTAATAGCCCAGCCAATCTTGCATCTCGCGCTGTGCGTTTTTTGGTTATGGATGAAGTCGATAAGATGGCGGAGGCAGGTAAGCGCGAAAGCGGAGCCGTTCAATTAGCCGAGGCCCGTACCTCCACCTATCCAACAGCTCTGCGTGTAAAGACTAGCACGCCAACAATCGAAGATGGCCCGATTTGGATCGAATGGCTTAAAGGGGATATGAGATATTATTTTGTTCCGTGCCCGCATTGCGGTGAATTTCAGCGCCTAGTCTGGTCGCAGGTAAAATGGGAGGGGAAAACTGAGAACGGCTGGGATATGATTCAGGTTAGAAACAGCGCCTATTACGAGTGCGAAAAATGTCATGGGAGAATATCGGACGGACAAAAATCGGCAGCTTTAAGAAAAGGTGAATGGCGTGCAACTAATCCGGGCGCAGAGCCAGGGCGGAGATCCTATCATCTTTCGGCCATATATTCGAGCTGGTCTACTTTTGGGCAGCTGGCGGTTAAATTCCTACAAGATCGATCGAATGGCCTGATCGGCCTGCAAGATTTTGTAAATAGAGTTTTGGCTGAGCCTTGGGTCGAGCAAAACGAGGAACAGCAAACAGGCGCTAGTTTTGGCGGTTATCGAATGGGAGAGCCTGCCCCCATAGGCAGTAAAGTAATCGTCTCTGCCGACATTCAAGAGAGTGGCGGGTGGCATTGCTGGGTAGTTGTGAGGGCGTGGCAGGCGAACGCCGGATCTCGTTTGCTATGGTGTGGCCGCCTGGAAAGCTGGGACGAGTTGCGCTCAAAGCAGCTAGAATTTTCCGCTCCAGATGAAAATGTTTTTTGCGACGCGGCGGATCAGACCAGATCCGTGTACTGGAACGCATGCCGTTTTGGTTGGGTTTGCCTTTGGGGATCGGACATGAAACATTTTGCCCATTTCACTAAAGGCGGCCGCGCCAATCGTCCATTTAGTCCAGTAAGCGTTGGAGATCCTCTGGCTGGTAAGGTTGGCGACACTACTGGCCTTACAAGGCGGTATGCCCGCGTTTTCAAGTGGAGCAACCCAACGGTTAAAGACATGCTCTTAACTTTGCGCCTTTCTGGATCTTTCCTAGTTCCAGACGATGTGCCAGCCGTGTATCAGGAACACATTACTTCAGAGATTAAAAAGGAAATTAGGAACCCCATGACAGGACGTGCCCGAGTAATTTGGAAGCAGGTAAAAAAACAAAATCACTTACTGGATGCGGAGCTAATGGGAGTTGTTGGAGCCTTGCTACACGGACTAATCAATTCAGACCCAGCGGCAATCCAAGAAACTAATTTAAGCCAGGATTCGTCCTCGAAATAATTTCGTCTCTCTTTTCTTGGCTTATGTTGCTTTGTTCTAATTGCTCTAAAATTTTCTTCTGTATATCCAGAGATTCCTGCCGCTTGCATTCCTCTGCATAGGCCAATGCTTTATTAAGAGCCCGTTTTTTGCCAATCCAAATACAGATGTAAGCGATAATAAAACCCCAAAGTACCGTATTTAAAATTGCTGGATGAATAGATCCTATGGCATCCACGAAAGAGCTCGACCAAAACTTATCGCGCCAATCCATGCCGGTAAGCTATTGGAAGTGTTGACACAGGGCAAACAAAATGGCCGCCCTTTCCCGCAGACTGATTCGGGCAGTCGCTACCGATTACTTGGCTCAAGCCAGCGGAGTGACTGCATCCGCCCTAGTGTCGCTCGCCGCTGACCGCAAAAGCGCTATGACGGGCGCAGCTTCCGGCCGGGCGCTTGTAGGATCTTCAGCTGGCGGCCAATCCGCGTCATTTCAAATTGACTTGAAGCCTACTGACCGAGTTGAACTTTTCCAAAGCGCAATCGATTATCTCAATGGGGTTGCCCTAACTAGGACATCAGCGGACTTTACGTTCGTGATCGACAGTTAATGGCTAAAGTCTCCCTAGTTCGTCGGTTAGGCGCAGGCATTAAAAGTTTTAGCGCTGGATTTGGATCTGGCATCAGCACGTTCCAACCGTACGAGGCCGCTGGATTTAGTCGCAAACGGCCAGTCATATACGGAGCGCATGCACGCGATTCCTCACTGGATTTAAGCGAATGGACAAGAGTAGAACTTCTTAAGCTCGCTCGGCACATGTACAGGAACGTCGGCCTCATTAAAGGCGCTGTAGATTCAATCGCTGCCTATTCGGTAGGCCCAGGACTACGGCCACAATATCGCGGTGCCGATGCTGAGTTTGGTAGATTGGCCGAGCAATATTGGCGTGATGTGGTGGCACCGAATCCAGAAGTAACAGGACGGATGACCTGGACAGATCTGCTTTTAGCACTCAGCAGATCGATCGATGTAGACGGCGACGTGTTCGTTATTATGACCGATAAAGGAAAATTGCAAGTGGTTGAAGGACACAGAGTTTGCGAGGGAGATAATTATGAAAGCACGGACGGAGTGTTCGTCGGTAAAATGGGTGAACCCACTGCGTATTTATTGGAACTCGGAGAAACATACCGAAAGATTAGTTCAGATTTAGTAATTCACTTAATGGAAATGGAAAGGCCAGATCAGATCCGAGGAGGATCCAACCTGGCGAGAGCACTTAATCACGTGCGCGACTTAAAACTTTTGGGCGAATTTGAGAAAGACGCATTAAAACTACAGGGATCAATCGCCGCGGTTATTACTTCTAATGAAGGCGATGCGCTTTCTGGCAGTGGCGGATTCTTTGGAAACATAGCCACTTCAGATCTCGGAGATAATTCCATTGCCCGCGAACAGATCACAAGCAGCGCCACCATTCCGCGGCTCGCACCAGGTGAAAAGATAGACATGGTTGCACCGAATCGGCCTAACAATGGATTCGAGCCATTCGCCAAGTTCCTAATTCGTGACGTAGCCATGGGCCTCGGCCTGCCGATTGAATTTGTTTACGATCCAGCCAGCGTTGGGGGGGCAGGGATGCGGTTTATTGTAGCGAAGGCACAGCGCAGATTTGAACAACGGCAAAGGCTTTTGATTGATCGATTCTGCAATCGCGTGTGGAGATATTTTATCGGTGGAGCTATCGCAAATGGCGATCTACCGCCAGCAGAAGATTACAGAAAAGTAAGCTGGCAGACTCCAAAGTCTTTGACCGTGGACGCCGGTCGTGAGGCACAGCAGGCACGAGAGGATTACAAGGCGGGCCTGATAAGCCTGCAAACCTACCACGGAGAGCTAGGAGAGGACTGGGTAGAACAAGTCGATCAGATTAAAGCTGAGCAAACATACATGAGTGGTGGGGTGGAAGTTTCACCACAACCTCTTATTGCAAAAATCGGTGAGGGTGGAGCCAGGTCTATTGCGGCAATCTTGCAATCGATTGGAACTGGTCAAATTACAGCCGAACAAGCAGAGGTTATTCTTGTATCAGTATTTGGGTTAAGCAAAGAAGATGCTGTAAAAATAGCTCGTGGTGGTGCGGCCACACCGACGGCCAATGCAAATACTTCGATCACCAAAGAACCTAAAGCAGACAACATTGCTACCGACAACCTTACGCCAACCGAAATTATCACAGATCCTAATCAACCAAACCCAAGCCCCGACAATGCGCCAGAAGAAATGCAGGCCGCAACTGAATCATTTATAATGCCCGACGCACCAGATTTTAACCTAAGCACTAAAGAGCTAAATATGATCGTGCAGGCATTGGGGATCGGTAAGTCAAAATCAAAAAAGAAAAAGTAATTTGACACCTGTTGACCAGCATGGCCAACAAACTCTCCAACGTATCCATTTTAACAGTAGGCGAGGCCAAGGGCCACAACCTACTGATCGATCAAACCTCACTCGAGCAAGCGCTAGCCGTAGCGCTGTCTATGAAACGCATCAAAGTGACCATGGGGCACGGTGCTGAAGTCTCTGGCATTCTCGGCTATATCGATGGATTTAAGATTGAAGGCGATCGCCTAATGGGTGATCTAACTCTGTTCAACACAAACGAAGCTCAATTTGTTCAGCATCTTGCAAACGTACTGCCTGAAGGATTTGGGCTATCTCTTACGTTTAGCGGAATACCCGAACAAGTAGCAGGCGATCGTTTTGCCAGGGTAACTGAAATCTACGATATCAGCGTTGTAAGCACTCCAGCTGCAAACCCGGCTGGGATGTTTTCTGCATTCACGGCAGTTGACATCAAAAAACTGCAAATGAACGAAGCATCTGTTGAAGTCAAAAAAGAGCTTAGCGAACCTGCCGTTGTGGCAGCTCCCGCAGCTGAAACTCCTGCAGTTGAAACTCCCGCAGTTGTCGAAGCACCGAAAGCCGAACTGGCCGAAGTGCCTGCCGACAAGCCTGCGGAAAAAATGGCAGAACCTACCTTGACCGACATCGCGGGGATGCTTGCGGAACTGCTCGCGCTGATGAAAGCTGACGCAATTTCTGACGTTGTCGAAGCTCCCGAAATGCCATCTGAAGATATGGCGAAAAAAGAGATGAGCGCCATTCGGATATCCGACCTCGCAAAGATTGAAGAAAAGGCCGACGAAAAGGCCGTGACTACTTTGGAAAAAGCCAAGGCCGACGCTGCTGGCGCAGTGGCGGTTCCCGCTGAATCGAGCCAACCGCTCGGCCGGGCTGAGATCCTCACACAATTCAACGCGGAAAAGAATCCGACCCGTCGGTCGGAACTGCTCCGCAAACTCGGACTGTAATCCAGTCCACTAGGAGAACACTACAATGGCCAACTCAATCGGAACAACGAATGCCAATGTAATCGCTCAGAGGGCTCTCGAGATCCTCGTGGCGGATTACAGCTTCCTCAAGAACTCAGTAACGAATTTCAGCAGCGAAGCGGCTAAATACAACGCGTCGATCTACACACACCGCATCTCTGCGACGACCGCACAGGACTACTCGCAGACCAACGGTTATGTAGCGACCGCGACCACTCAGACAGACGTGCAGATCACTCTCAACAAGTTCAAGCACGTTTCCTACTCTGTGGACGATCAAGAGCGCACCAGCTCCAACATCAACCTGATCGAGCGTTTCGCCGGCGCAGCCGCGCACGCCCTCGGCTTGCAAATGGTTGGGGATTTGTTGGCTCTCGTCACCTCCTCCACCTTCACCAGCGCATTGACGGTTGCTTCCAGCGCCTTCTCCTACCGCTCGGTAGTGTCGGCCGGAATTACCCTCAACAACAACAACGCCCCGGTCAACGGCCGGTACGCTGTTCTTAACCCCAGCTTCTACGGCGCTCTCTTGAACGACAGCACCGTCGTTGCAAATCCTCAGATCACCGGCGATCTCGTTCGCACGGCTGGGATTGGAAACGTTGCTGGATTCAACATCAACCAGTACAGCGCAGTGCCTTCCAACAGCATCACGCTCGGCGGATTCTTCGCCCAGCAGGAAGCGTTGTTGATCGCGGCTCGCGTTCCTGAAGTTCCTACCGGCGTTCCCATCCCTGGGGACATTTCGGTTGTGACGGAACCCCGCACTGGCCTTTCCGTCCAAGTTCGTGAGAACTACGACGTGGTTAAGGGCATGCTGCAACGCACCTACGCTCTGATCTACGGCGTGAAAGCCGGAGAGCCGAACAGCCTCGTGCGTATCAACGGTAGCTAATTCACTCGGGGAGGGCGGTGGGCTGAAAGGCTCACCGCCCTTTCCACTTTAAGAAATCCTCTCATGTCTGAATTTACTGAATGTCTTAAGGAAAGTCTGGCCGCTCTATACGATCAAACTGGCACGGCCGCCACTATCGGATCCACAGGCGTCACTGGAATCCTGTCTGCAATAAGCCGAAAAGAGAACGTGGATCTTGGCGGGTTTGATTTGGATCTAAACTCTACCTTCACCATTGACGTGGCGAACCTATCCACCACTCCCACCATTGGATCTATTCTGCTGGCCAACTCAGTCAGCTATCGGGTGGCATCGATTGATACTTCCGTCGGCAGTTACGTGCTTGGGTTGCGAGAGGTTTAGAATGACTACTCGAAATCCTAAAATCTCCATCTACATGATCGCCGGGCACGAGGCGCAATTTATCGACCGCTGCCTTACCGCATTTAAGCCATACTGCGACGAGCTGGTCGTGTGCATTGCCCAGGGCGCTCGGCCTGACGATGGCACGCGGGCGATAGCGGAGAAGTCGGGCGCAAAGATAGTCGAATACAAAAACGCACCTGCAGGGGCGAGCTGGCCCCACGTCGATAACTTTGCCGCTGCCCGCAACACGGCACTGGATGCCTGCACGGGCGACTATGCGGTATGGGTGGATTGCGATGACTTGCCACATAAAGACCTCAAAAACGCTCTTAAAAGGGGCGTGGAAGCGTTTGAACAGAATCCTAAGCTCGGCATCTATGCAGGCGTATATAACGTCATTAACGCCTCTTTACGGCCCGTACGTGAGAGGATGGTGAGGCGTATAGACGGCGTATGGTCTGGAAAGTGGCACTATGCCGTACATGAGGCGCTATTGCCTAATGCTGGGCTGGAATCTGTAGGCGAGCAGGCGGTGTGGGTGGAGCATCACCCCGGCGGATATAAGCCAAACAGCGCCGATCGGAATCTCCGTATCCTGCAAGGCCAATTAAGCGAGGCGGGTAAGTACGCCTACTACTACCAGCAGGAACTGTTCTTAGGAAATCGACGAGTTGAATCTGAACCGTGGTCACACGTTGCGGCCGTCTGGCCGGGACAAGAAGCGACGCTGGCATACGAGGCGGCATGCAATCAGGCCACAGCTACGCAAGATCGCAATGTTCGGATTAGCCTATACCAAAAGGCACATCAGATGAACCCTGGGCGCAGGGAAGCGATCTACTATTTAGCCAGGGAAGAGGCCAGCGTCGGCGCATGGTTACAGGCTTATCACTTGCTTAAGTCTGCAATGGTTCAACCCGATCCTGGTATAAAAATCTGGAACGCCCAGCGCACCGTGTACGACTTTGAGTGCATCGATCTTTACCTAGCGGCTTGCAAAGCTGTGGGCGATACCACCGAAGCGCAGAAAATCGAGAACATGTGGAGGGCACAGAAGCCAGTCAAGATTACCGTCTGTCACGCAACGCGAGGACGCCCACAAGAAGCCATCAACGCTCGTATCCTTTGGATGAAAAAGGCGGCCGATCCAGCCTCGATTGAGTGGATCTACTCAGTCGATGATGATGATCCAAAAGCCGACATGCTAAAAAATTGGGGAACTGTTAAAGGCAAAGGTGGATGCGTTGCAGCTTGGAACAGAGCGGCAGAAGCGGCTCGCGGGGAAATCATCATCCAAGGCTCCGACGATTGGGATCCTCCGCTGCATTGGGACACGATCATTACACAACGGCTGGGCGATCTAAGTAAACCTGCTGTGCTTGCAGTATCCGACGGTCATCGCAAAGACGATCTGCTTTGTATGGCGATTCTGACTAAAACGCGACTAAAGGATCAGGGCGGAATGTTTGCGTCTGAATATGACGCATGCTCTGGAATTTTTAGCGACAACGAATTTTCTAAGCGAGCCGCATACGATGGCGTGATTATTCCTGCCAAAGACATCGTCTTTACCCACAATAATCCGCTCTTCACGGGCGCAGCACAGGACGCGGAATTTAAGCGCCATAACGCCAAGGAAAACTACGAGCTTGGCGAGAAGATATTTAAAGAACGTAACCCGTGATCCATACCCACAATGCATTACGGCTGGGCGACAACCTGGTACAACTAAACTTTCTGCGTCGGCTATGCTTGCAGAATCCTGATCTTAAAATTACGCACTACCATAATCCAGAGCTGTGCAAGTTTGAGGAAATTGACGCCTTGCGTAGCGACATATCCTTACGGTTACGCATTCGCCCCATCAGCGAAGCGCCTGCCGATAGTATTGATTCTTGGCGCAACACGGGCGGATATTGGGAGCGTCACCCCGATAAACTAAACTTTGCTCAATTTCATCTGTGCTGGTTTGAGGAGCTGGCCAGTAGAATGTGCGTTAAAAATCCAATCCGCAAAGTTGAAGATCTATTATTTGATTATTGGGCGTTGGATTCTTTTATGTCGATGACGCCAGAGTGCGACATAGTAGTCATCAATTCACCTGGACTGTCTGGTCAATTTACAAACTTTAACCATGACGATTTTCGCAACCTAGTATCTAAACTAGTTAGCAAGGGTCATCGGGTAATCAGCACCGTCGATACTGGATTATGCCCAGCGTTTGATAATAAAAATGTAACCTGGATAGGTGCGACGGCTGCCAAAGCAAAAGCCGTGATTGGAACATCCACCGGGCCGAGCTGGCCGTGCCTAAACGTTCACAACAAGGATGCCTTCCACTTGCTTTGTGCTGATACAGAAACAGTCATATTTACCCAACGCGGGCAGATGGCTAGGAGCGCATTTCACGCTCTACATATTTTGGAAGAGGAAGGGTTGCTGTGAAGCAAGAGATGACGCAGGCAATGGATTTACTGGCGGCCGATCCAGCCGTCAGGTTTATAGGGTATGGAATAAAGATAGGCGGGCGGGCAGCGGGGACGCTTAATCACGTATCAGATTCACAACTCATCGAAACGCCCGTCGCTGAAAATCTAATGGTGGGACTAGCCACCGGCCTGAGTTTGGCAGGGCTGAAACCCGTTGTCTTTATTGAACGAATGGATTTTATTTTGAATGCGCTAGATGCGATCGTGAATCACCTGGGCGCTGCGGCTAGGATAAGTTGCGGTCGATTTTATCCAGCAGCCATTATCAGAGTAGTTATCGGAAATAAAAACAAGGCGCTTTTTACAGGGCCAACCCATACGCAGGATTTTACCCAGGCAATTAAGCAAATGGTTGACTTTCCAGTCATTGAACTAAAAAAAGAAACTGTAATCGGCGAATATCAAACAGCACTAGACGGATTGAGATGGGGTAGATCCACCATGCTTGTCGAGCGAAAGGATGAGTGGTGAAGCAAAATAAATACAGCGATTACAAAATCTTTTCGTTTCCAGATAAAATAGCCAGCTTTCGGGACGATATTATCACCGCGCCCATCTACGTGCGGATTAAACCGACAAATATCTGCAATCACGCCTGCCGTTTCTGCGTCTATTCTGACGGCACAACAAGGCCAAAGGATCGGCCTGATTTGCATCTGCAAGCAGGAATGCACTCCAGCATGAACGAGCGGGATGTGATGCCACGAGATAAGGCGCTGGAACTAATCGACGATCTGGCAACTATTGGAACAAAAGCCGTCACGTTTAGCGGTGGCGGAGAACCTTTGCTGCATAAAGACATCGTGGAGATTATGACTAAGACAGTTTCGTCTGGTTTAAATCTGTCAATTATTACCAACGGTCAACTACTTGCAGGGGAAAGGGCGGAAGTATTGGGCAACGCAAAGTGGGTTAGGATTTCAATGGACTACACAAGCGCAGAACAGATGGCGTCGAGCCGTAACGTGCCCGACAGATCGTTTGATTCGGTGATGCAAAACATAAAAAACTTTTCAAACACTAAAACGGAAAGCTGTGATCTTGGGATTAACTTTATTATTACTCGTTACAATTACGAGGGATTGGTTCCGTTTGCCAAACAACTCAAGGATGCGGGCGTAAGTAACGTTCGATTTTCGCCCGTCTACGTTCAGAACTTTAAGGAATATCACAATACAATCGCGACTAGGGTCAGGGAACAACTGGCCGAGTGCCAATCATTCTGTGACGACGACTTTACCATTAACACAACCTATGATCTGGATAGTCCAAGCAAGTCGCCTGTCAGGCCATTCCATCGATGTCTTTATGCTCAGGCCGTGTGCGTTGTCGGTGCGGATCTAAATATCTACGCATGCCACAACACTGCGTACAGCGATCACGGCCGCATTGGATCAATAAAAGAGCAATCGTTTAAACAGGCTTGGTTTAGCGAGGAAGTGCGTAAATGGCATAAGACGTTTAACCCTGGCGTCAGTTGCCTGCACGAGTGTGCGAATCACGCCAAAGTTGCTCTATTTGAAAGGCTGGCCACGGATAGCCACGACGCTTTTGTATGAACAAACAGGATCTGATTGATTTTGAATTGAGGATCAAAGCTCTGTTTGAGCAGGGCAAACTGCCTTATTTGATTCACCTATGCGGCGGGAATGAAGATCAACTTATCGAGATATTTAAAGACATTAAGCCAGGCGATTGGATTTTCTCTAGCCATAGATCCCACTATCATTACCTACTGGCTGGCGGAGATCCAGATGCGCTTGAGCAGATGATTAAAGAAGGTCGCTCTATGTTTGTATTTGACCGAAAGTTGAATTTCTACACTTCCAGCGTGTTGGCTGGCACATGCGGGATAGCGGCCGGAGTGGCGCATACACTTAAAGAACAGGGAAGCGCGGAAAAGGTATGGTGCTTCTTAGGCGATGGCGCAGAGGACGAGGGCCATTTTTACGAAGCCGTGAACTACGTGGCTGGGGCAGATCTACCCTGTACATTTATTATTGAGGATAACGATCGCTCCGTGGACACGCCAAAGGCCGCCAGGGGAAAGGCCACGATGACTTGGCCTGATTGCGTAAAGCGATATCACTACACCCCAACATTTCCGCACGGTGGCGCAGGTTGTAAAACCATGGTCACATTTGATCCCGCGATCCGTCCGATCTGGTGACAAAAGGCGTCTAGAATATGCCAGCTGTCACCATGCTCGATCGTTTAATTGAAGCTGCTTTTCAGGAGCTTCTATCTGCAACCGTCACCGGGCCTACCTATCACCTTTCGCACGACAAAACGGAAAACGTGCCGCCTGCGATCATCATTAAAGCTAGCCTGGGAACGGAAGAACCAGTACGCGGATCTGGCGTTTTTAGCATCCCGGTTGAAATTATGGTGGATGATTCTTATGACGATATAACCGTTGAGGCTCACACTCAAAAATGCTCCAAGATCCTGCAGTGCTTTTACGATTCTACTAGCCTGTCATTCAGGCTTAATGCCACAACGGCGATTGGATCAGCCCGTACCTATAGCGCAAAACTGGAATCTAGCGAAGCCAGCGCCAATAATGAAGAACGCTCTTACACGCAAAACTATAAACTTACTGTTATCGCCTACCCTAATTCCATCGCCAGTTGACACCAATAAAAGAACATTATGGCAGCAACAACTATCGGAACGAGCGGCTTAAGTTTTGGAATTACGGCTGAATCAGGCGGTCTTATCCAGTCATTTACTGAGACGCGGAATGTTCAACGAGCAGAAGTACGCAACCAGTCCGGAGAAGTTGTGGGCGCGGCCATGTATAACCCTACCGATACCTTTACCTTTACCACCACGGCAACAGGCAGCTATGCGACTACGGCCGGAGCAGTGATTACGACCTTGGCCAATGCCACAAGCACAGGCGGGAAAATGATTGTTGATTCAGTGGCGACCAATAAAAGCTCTGATGGATTTGTTACTGTTAACGTAACCGTAACTCGCTTCCCCAATATGTCCTAACCGCCTATGGCGGGTATGAAATCCTCTTATTTATGATTGAGACATTTTGGGGAACAACAAATTTAAAAGTAGCTGCAGCTGTGGCTACTTATGGGGCAACCCTTCGGGCCGTCGATCCAGTAACTTGCATAGTTAAAGACGGACAACGCCAGTTTACTTTTTGGTTTAATGATGCTGGAACTGGTAGCGCAAAAGAAGAGATGGAATGCAGCTGGGCTCAAATGAAGTCAGAGCCTGAATCGGCTATTCGCTATATTAGAGCTGCCCTAGAAAACCGAGAAACACTGCTTGGCCTAATGAAGCGTGCCGAGCCAATTATCGCTATCAAACGCGGCGAACAAACCATTCTAGTCAGCGAGCGTGCAAAACCAGAACTTAAGAGGGCGCTCCTCAATAAAATGTGATGGACGACAATTCTTTAGATTTGGAGCTAAATAACGCCTTTATTAGCCCCGCAAAAATGTGGCAAGGGCAAGAGCTTGCGCCTTATACAGAAGGATCTCGGCTTATTATGAGCCAAGTAAGGAACAAGGAGGATAGCGGCATATTCTTTATTTATTCATTCCTATATATTCATTTAGAATTAAAGAAAAATCGCAAGGCACTACTGAGACTGGCTTGGAACATTGAAGAGTTTAGATCGAGCGTGATGGATTTCGCCTGCACCATAAAAGACAGCGAGGCGGCCACTGCTCTTGTCTCATCCATATTTGATGAAGCTGCCAAGGCTCAGTACGAAATTGTTGATACAACGGGCGGCCTGCTGGCTCCACCGGGAAACGCTTGACGCCAGCGAATGCCGCCATGGGCGCCTTTCCGCTGGCTAAAGAATTTGGGTGGTCTTTTGAATATATTTTATGGGATCTACCTTTAAGCCTATTTTATCAGGCTCATTCTTGGATCTTTTGGAAGAAGGGCATTCCAATGAGATATTTTCACAAAACAGAACAGGACAGGGATGACATAGCTCGCCTGCTTGGAGTATGACCGCCAACAAAATCACAGTAGATAGCGCTATGGCCACCCTACGAACAGAGATGAAGGACTATTTGGCCTACACCTCAAAAAGCGTAGAAGAGGCATTAGCTCACACTGCACGCAAAGTAATACTCGGATCAGGCGGTGGAGATTACGGGAACAGAAGGGAAGGGCTTTACGATCTTACTCGTTCACTTGCGTACAAAAAACGCACTGAAATTGACGCTATGATGGAGAGCAAAAATTATCGGATTAAACGCATTTACTCCAGCCGAGCAATCGGAGGAATGGGCGCTCCTCTTGCTGGAGGATCTGGGTTGAGCGGTAAAATGTATAGATCGTCAAATAGCGCAAACTACAAAAAACAAACCGCCGCCATGTTTGCAAAAGGCATTTTAACCAGACCCAAAGGAACTAAAGAAATTATTTACACTCGGAAAAAAGATATTGATTACAATACCAGCGAATCGATGCGTCGTTTTAAGTATTCGCGTTTTCTTTCAGTAGGCTGGCTACCAGCCACCTATGTGTGGAAAAACCTTTGGAAAACAGGAATGGTAAAAACCTCCGCCCTTAAATCAAATTCCTCTAAATATGGGTCGATTGAGTTTTCGGGCAAGGATTATGGATTTTCGGTTGTCATTACAAACCTTTTGCCAGGCTTTAATGTAGTCGATCAAAAATACGGCATTGTTGCGAAAGCGCTTGCCAACACCGCCCAAGATATTCGTACCTATCTAGCAGGAAAATTTAGTTTTCGTAGGGATTGGAAGTTTATTAAAGGACAGCCGGTAGTTGCATGAGCGCAACAATTAGAATTGATGCAGAAGGATCTGCCCCGGAATTTGCCGATAGGGTAGCGGGCGCCTTTGATCGCCTCTCTCTTTCAGAGGGCAAGGTTAAGGGCGCAATGCGTGGCATTAGTAACGCATTGGACGGAGCAACAAGTGCTGCCGATCTTGCCACAAAAGGTGCCGACATTCTGGCGGACAAACTGGTTAAAGGAGTAGGCGGGGCCGCGGCAGTAGGAGCCGGAAAACTTATTGCGGATGCAATGCGTAGAGTAGGAGCCGATCTTACTGCTGCAGCTGACGCGGCTGGCGCAGCATCAAAAGCTTTTAACGCCCTAGACTTTAAAAGTGCGATTGCCTCTTCAAGTCAAATGAGCCAGGCGATCGACAAAATTAGGGCTAGCGCAGACGCCATTCGCAATTCACCAAATCCATTTGTTCAAATAGCTAATTTCGCCACAGGGGCTACTAAAAACATGGATGAATTGGCTAACGCTACAGAACGAGAAAGACAAGCACTAATCAGTTTAGCCGCCCAACAGGATCGCATGGCAGCAGAAGCCAAGGTGGGGAAAACACCAGGACAGCGTGCAGAAATAGATCGCTTAGCTCAAAATAAAAGAGAGCTAGACCAAGCAAATTTAATTTCAGATCCAGCAATGCGCAAAAGAGCTCGTGACGATATAGCTAGGCGCCAAGCTGCGGAAGAGCAGATAAAAGAGGATGATCGGCACGCAAAAGCTGTTGAACAAGTGGGGAAAGAAGCTGCTCAACAAGATGAAAAACTTATGGATGCAGCCGCCAAAGGAGAAGCAGAAGCCAGAAAAATTGCGGATGAATTTGATGCCAAAAAAGCTGAAGAGGCGAAAAAGGCTGAAGAGGATGCAGCAAAAGCTCAAGACAAGTCGGATCGTGAATCTCGACCTTCTTATGGTGGTGGCGGTGCTTTGGCGGCATTACCAACCGGAATGTCCTCTCGTGATGTTGCTGCACAGTCTGAGTATGGTCGCCAATCAAACAAGATGAGCGATATTGCAACTGCCCGTGCTATTGAAGAAGAAAATTCAAGAGAGGCGCAAAGATCATTAGATGCTACAAAAGCACAGATAAGGAAAGAGCGCGACGCTGCTGACAAATATCAATCACATAAAGATGATCAAATCAGCAACGTAGATGCCCTTAATAGACAAAGAGCTGACAGAGAGGCTGCCGAGAAAAAAGCCAGACAAGAGCAAAGAAGGGGAAGCGGAAAATCTGAGGGAGGCATGGCTACAGGCGGGGAAGATGGTAAGGAAGCTGAAGGTAAGCGCGGCGCTGGGAGCGGAGAAAAAGCTGCATCCGATTTGGCGGGCTATCTTCAAAAAGTGGACACCCTCCTCACCCAGCTAACCCAATACGCCCACGTAACATAATATGAGCGCAACCTATTTGGGGGCATTTCCCGTCAGAAAGATTGTTTCTACCAACATAATTGGTCAGGGGATTCTGGTTAAGACCGAAAAGATCATCGTTCCCAGGGATTCTGCCGCTTCTTATGTGCCTGAAATAAATTCTGAGTTTGTTCAGGACAACAATCTTTGGGTGACTGATTCTAATTTGGAATATCGGGAGGACGGGCTGGCCGAGATTACTGTTGTGGCTCATGGTAAAAATGAAAATTCCAGCACTACGGTTGAAATTCAGCCAGGCGGGGTTTTTATTTCTGGCTTGCTTGTTAAACAGGAACTCAACCTATATCCGCCCGCAAATTCATCATCAGGGGCAACGGTGAAAGTTAGCTTTGTGGACAGCGTAAATAATGAGGCTGACGTAATATCCACTTATTCACTTGAGCGCATGCCAAGCGAAATAAACGGAATCAGCCTGCCGCCATATACATCACCAGGTATATACGGTAATCTTAGTCTTGGCTCTGGGCCCTATAATGACCAAATTCCCAGCCCTAATTGGCGTATTACTTACAAGGGTTATATTTGCAAAGACATACAAACACAAAGACATGGATCAGCGTTGTCCGTGTCGTTATTCTATAAAGAAAGCGGCTTTCTTGAGTATTTTGAATTAAGCGGTTCAATAGGCACCATAAAAAAAGCATGGGAATTTTGATTTATGCCAGAGCCAAAATTAGCTATCCTGCCGTCTGGCAATTTAAAAATCCACGCTGAGCATTTCAGAAAGGTGGTCAGGAGGATTGAGTGCATCAAACCTATTGCCGGGGATAACATCACCTTAAAACCCACGGAGGATGGGATACAAATATCTTCAACCGCAGCTAGCGGAGGTCAGGTCTTTGGATATTATGGCGAGTGCGGTTTCATTGCTCAAGGCTACAGCTCTCTCTTTAGAGTCATACAACTCAATGTATGCTCAAATGGAGTGCCGGATCAGATTGCCGTTTTTGCACCAATAGAAAACCGAGCCGGAGAAGGCGGTTTTCTTTGCGAAATTTAAAATGTTAATGCCAGCTTTTGACATGGGCGTAAAGAACCATGCCAGATATTGATTTAAAACTGCTGCGCACGGGCGGCTTGTCGCCAGATTACTACAATGTGGCAAACCAGCTAAAACCTCTTTACACGGGCGAAAGCAACAAAATTAGGCTGATTCTTACCTCCAACGGGGGGTATCAATACATCCCGGCGGAGGCAGTCACCTTTACGGTGAATTTCGGCCAGCCGGATCAGGGGCCGGCGCGTGGTGAGTGGCAAATCGCCACGGGGGCGGCCACGGCCACTGCGGTCTCCTTTAATGCCACCACCACCCAGCTGCTGAACGCCATTTCCACCGTGTATGGCGCCGTCAATATCACCACATACGGATCCACCGTCACCGCGGGCTACATTATTACGGCTGCCACCGCCAACACGGCGCTGACGATTAACGGGCAAAGCCTGTCGCTGGTGCCGTCCAGCACCGTGGAGGTGATTAACTTCGTCACGCCATCGACCGGGGTTACCGCGCAAAAGCTTGTGCGGTTAAGGAGAAATCCTGCGATTTCCGCCACGCAGTACCTCAATGTGGCAAGCTTTGCTTTTACCACGATTTCCGCCAGCGGCCCCAGCTCCGTGTGTGGGCCCTGGTATGTTACCATCCCCGCGGACGCCGTTGATTATCCGGAAATGCTTACATTTTATCCCTCTTTGTCTGGCAGCGTAACGGCTGCCTCAATTTACCCTGGATTCATCTATAGCAATCAACGCCGGGAAAATCTTGTTGATGGCATTGCTGGCACCGCTACCTCAAGGGGGATTGTCAGGAGACAGCTGGAAGATATCTCATTCATTAACACCTCCAGCGCCGGAGGGGCAGTTGCAAGAAACACCAATTTTAACACCACGACTTTCTATGGCACCACCCTTGGGGATTTTGTCGGCTTTAGAGTGGAGGCATGGCAGGATAAAGGACTAAAGATTACCGCCGTGCCGGTCACCTCTGGTATCATTACCGCACTGACGATGGGGGGAAGTGCGGGCCGGTATTTGCTAAGCCAAGGGTATTACGACATGGGCTACGTCACGTTTTCCGGGGCAGACTTGGAGGAGGAATTTAGAGAGGCTAGGTCAGATCGCGTTTCCTTGACCATGGAGATCAATTTGGAGGAAAACGGGAAAAAAAATAATTTGGCCCAACTTCCTGTCACCATTATCCGCTCCATCAAATAATGGATCCTGCCGTGGGCTTTACCTTCCTTGGCTACTATCCGTTTTGCGTGGATACTGAAACTTCCTCATCCACCATTACGCGGCTGGAGGACATCATGCTGCTTTGGTGGCTCATTAAATTCGCCAGCCATCGCCACATATCGAATCACCGTCATTGGTTATTAACGAGGGGCTAATGCCCTAACGAAATCCTATGGGCAAAGTTTTATTTCCGGGCTATTTCCCTTTTACGGGAAATGTACCTTGTGATTCAATAGAAGGTTGGGGAGGACTCTCTCTTGAAATGGCAATGGCCGCCTACTGGCGGGTAAAAAGTTGGCAAGTATCATTTGGTTTTACATATCCAGATGAACCAAATGTTATAAACAAAACATTAACTCAAACATTTAGCGTAACATCGCCCGATTTTGGAATTGCAGTAACCGCAGAGGAACAGCTCGTTTGTGATCTCGGATCAAGAGGTTGGGATTTTTATATTCCAGAAGCTCCTCCAGATTATACTAATGCCTTTAGTAACGCAAATTTCAGTATGTATAGTGATGCCTGGAGGTTTGGTTCTGATTTTACGGAGTTTGGTGAGTTATTTTTCCCCTATACCACAAGCGAAACGCCACCAGATTATATACTCCCAATTACAATAACCATCGAAAATTTAACCACAGTTCTCCAAGCCGCTGGTTTTGATGATGGTAGTGGCATTGCAGGAAGCGGAAGTGGCTCAATTACAGCGGTTGAATTTTGGCCTTATTCAGATTGATCTATTATGAATTGTTGTCGTGGCCTCGTAAAATCTACAGCTCACATTTTGGCTAAAGAAATCTTAAGGAAAAATAGGTTAGATTTATGTAGGAAATGTGAATTTTTTATTGGTAACTTTTGTAAAAAGTGCAAATGTTTTATGCCAGTAAAAGTACGACTGGCCAGCTCTACATGTCCAGACGGTCGTTGGTGAAGTTTTTGACATTTGTATTCAAGAATGGCTGCAGGCGTATACAATTTAACCATTGAACAAGGCGTTGATCTTGCCCTAGAAGTCGCCGTTAAAGACTCCACTGGAGCGACCTATTCTCTGGCTGGCGCTACGGCAGCCGCCCAGATTCGCGATACCTACAACGGCAACCTGCTGGCTGAGTTTGCAGCCGTTACGGCTACTGGCACGACCGGCAGCCTTACCCTGGCGTTAAACGCTGCCACGGCATCAGCTCTGCCTATCAGTGGCGGAAAGTGGGATCTACTGCTTACGACAAGCGCGGCTACTAAAATCCGCCTTTTACAAGGCTCCGTGACGATTGCGGGTGAGGTAACTGAATAATGCCTATCACCGCCACAGTCTGTGGGCCTGCGAGCATAACCGTGGCGGTTGGCACGCCCATCGTGGCTGGAGTGGCCGCAGCCGGCGTTACCACAGGCACGGCCGTGGCGCTGGCGATTTCCCTGGGATGACAAGGAGCACAAGAAAATGAAACAGATCTGGCCTAATTATAGCTACAGTCCTACGTCAAACGTTCTTACGCTTACCGGTCTAAACATTGATCGCGATCAGCTCCTGCTTGTAGCGGCGCCAGAACGCGGTCGGATCATGTACAACTTTGCGGATAGCTCAGTCACCGCTTCCGCCTTTACGTCTGGCGCTAACACCGCACTTACTTTGGTCGCGACTACCGCCGGGCTAACTACCACGGCCGCTTTAATTATCTATTACGACGATCAGCTTCAGAGCACGTCCGTCTCCATCTCCAACCTACCATCCACACAAACGATTGCTGGCACGGTGACGGCAAATGCTTTTGGGAAAAGCGTAATTGGTTCTACTAATTTTCCAATACCTATTATTGGCTATGATGAAGATATAATATCGGCAGACTTGCAAATTACAGTTCCAGTTCAGATTTCAAGTCTTAACGGAAGTGTCGGGTCTAGTAACCCTCTCCCCATCTCTGGCACGGTGACGGCGAATGTTGCTGGGCAGTATTTCGATATTGCAAGCGGTGATACAGCACAACTTACAAATCCAGTTTATTACGATGGAGAAGTATTTAGAGTTTCTCCATCTCGTCCTTTACCAGTTGCTCTAGCTACTGGATATAATTATGGGGCATCAGTCACCATAGGAAACAGCCTCACCATCGGCTCTGCTCTCCCCGCAGGCACAAACCGCATCGGCGTGGTTACGATTGGCGGTGGAACGGTAACGATTGGGGCCGGTACTTCGCAAATTGGAAGCGTAACGGCCAGCATCAGCGGTACAGTGCCCGTATCTGGCACATTCTGGCAGGCGACACAGCCCGCGTCCTTGGCATCGTTGCCCGCGTTGGCGGCTGGCACAGCCCAGATCGGCTCTGTCACCGCATCCATATCGAACAGCGTAGTCACAATCTATCCGATGCAGGGGACGAGCGTATCTAACACAAACTTCACTAGCGTAACGGCGTCCACCACGCTTGTCTCAGCAGTGGCAAACAGGGAAGTGCTGACTGTATTTAACGAGGGAGCTGGCAATCTACACATCTCGCCCGGAGCGACCTGTACAACCGTAGCCTACCAAGTGCGTCTATCGGCTGGCGATTATTGGGAATGCCCGGAGGGGCAACTCTCCCTCGCCCATACCGCAGTATTCGCCACGGCTGGCACGGCTAGAGTGACCGAAGTTAGCTAGGAGTAGGCGATGCCTATTTTTAGATCGCCTCTTGCCACATCACTTGGAACAGCACCAGATGCAGATGCGGCCATCTATATTGCTTCTGCTGGAATAACCAAACTAGAGCAACAAATTGGAATCAATAAACTAATCACATACCTAAAAGCCGAAAGTCTCTGGACAACCTTAAACGGAGGATTTTTATTTGGAAACGATGTCCAGAAAAGCGGAACATCTTTAATTGATTTAAAAGCTGGGGCATCCGCCACGCTTACTGGTGGTTCAAGGGGAACAAGTGGAATTTTGCTTACTGGTGCAAATGCAGATCAAATTAGTTTTGGGGCTAGAACATTTACGAATAACTATATGCCGTCCGTCTATCTTCTTTTCTCCTCTTATGTCAGAACATCTACAGCATCATCAAATAGAATAAACTTCGGCCCTCTGTCATCTGCTGGTTCTTATCGAGGATTCCAACCGACAACACACGGGCAAACTGGCTCAACATCATTAACTCATTTGCAAGCATATAGAGCCGATGGATTCCGTTATTACACATCAGTAATAACTGATCTTTTGGGTGCTTTTGTGGGATGCTTGTTTTCTTCTGGTGACCAAAAGATTAGGTCTGCACAGAATGCTATTGGAGACGGAATAACAAGCAATGCGGCTTCAGTCTTTACATATGCCGCTGGTGCTACTTGGTTACTTGGGCCGTTTGAAAATACATCTACAACAAGCACAGAAATAACCATCGCCTCGGCTTGTCTATTTTGGGATTCAAATGTAACGATTACACAAAAGCAAACTAGCGATATTGATTCACTAATCAGATCATTCGCACTCTAATGCCCCTCCTCCTCCTCACCCTCTTGCTTTGCTCCTGCTCTCCAAAGCCTGCCGATACCGACGCACAGCTTCCGCGGTATTCGGACATGGGCGCTGCGGCCGATGCGGGCCGAGCAAAATGAATGAGTGCGCTGGACGATCGCAACACGCCAGGCTGGCGTGAGTTCACGGCAAGCCTCCGCTGGCTAGAGGCGGAAGGCTATATCGAAATGTTCTACAACGAGAAGGGCGAGGAAATGGTGCGGATCGCGGAAGGCGCAGAAACGGCAACCCTATGAGCACCGACCAAGTCGCCGAACTTTCGGAGCGGTTAAGCCTAGTCCGTGAATCAATTGCAAGAATCGAAACCCGCCAGTCAGTAATTCTTGATTTATTAGAACGCTCGCAAGCCAGCCTGGGCGAGTATCACGGCCGCCTTACCAACATGGAACGCGATGCCCACACGATTAAAACGAAGCTGTGGCTAGTCGCCCTTGTATCCGGGGCAGTAGTAAGCACTGCGTGGGAGTTGATTAAACGCCGCTTCAGCCTTTGACCTAGCTTTGACACCCCGTCAAGGGCATGGAACAACTCATCCCCGCACTACTTAAGATCGATTGGCTTGGCGCCCTTGGCGCACTTACCGCCCTCTTGGCAGCTGTCGCAGCCGTGGCCGCGTTTATCCCTGGCGATGAGCCGGAGCGAACCCTCGGGCGTATAGTGGATTTTCTGAGTAAATTCTCCAGAAAGTAGTCGCCTATGATCGCCGGAATCTTAACGGCGCTGGGCGGGATAATCGGAATCGTACTGTGGTTCTTGAAACGCAAATCGCCCTTACAGCGCAACTTTGAGGCGATCGAGCTGGAACGCCGCAAAAGACTGAGAGACATCGATGCGTGGTGGACTAAACGCCCTCCTACTGATCAGTAGCCTGGCGCTGGCATCCTGTGCCACGACATCGCAAACGCAGGACGGCCCGCCGCCAAGCCCGGACAGCATCAGCTACTTCATCTACGCATGGGACAAAGCCGAACGAACAAACCCACCCTGCCCACAGGCTTACCGAGATCTGTTTGCGGAATCGCTCAAAGCGCTATCTGATTGCTTGGCAGAAGTTGAAAGAGAGCGAGCGAGGCAGTGACCAGCCTCGCGGAAGCTAGTTCCCGCACCTTGCGGGCCATTGATTCGTTAGACTCCAGCTTTCAAAAGCAGGTAAGGGGATGGGTAAACGAAATGGTGACGAGCCGAATTGAGCCTCTCATCTACTGCGGCCGTCGCACTATGGAGGAGCAGGCCGCGCTGTATGCGAAGGGAAGGACGGCTGGCGGCAAAATCGTGACCAAGGCCAAGCCAGGGGAAAGTTATCACAACTACGGCCTCGCGTTCGATTGGGTGCCCTTAAAACAGTCAGCCAAGAACGCGGATCTATGGATCGCGGATTGGGACAACGAAAACGCTTTTCGCTTGGGCGAGCATGTGGGCGTGAGCTTTGAACTAGCCGCAATCTCTTGGGAAACAGGCCACTTGCAATCTAGTAAATACAGGTCGTGGCGTGACATCTCACGCAACCCTGTGGAACAAGTAGTGGCCAAGGACATCCGAAAAAAGAGCAAGGCCACAAGCCTAGTCAGCAACAGGCCGTGGAGTTCACGGTGACGCCCGAACACGAAAAGCATCTGGCAGGCATCCTACGCGATTTAACCAGGGATCTAGACGCCAAGTACCGTAAAGGGCAGGAGGAGCACGGCGGAGCGTTGTGGCGTAGGCCCGTGTGGAAGGATGCGTGGGACGAGATACTGGATCTATGCACCTACCATCACACGTTAAAGATGCAGCTCTCCGTGATAGCCGAGATCGCACTGATCGGGGCCAGCGACGAAAGCGTAGTGGCGGCTCAATCGCGGGAAAGTTGCCGTCAGATTTTAGCTGTGCTGGAAGGATTCCCGTCAGCGGCAGACAAAAAGTGAAAGTCATCCGCAAGTGGAAACGGTGGCTGGCGGTGAGCTGTAGCCACGGACACCTTGCGAATGCGGCCGCCTGCAAAGCTGCCTTAGAGATGAAGCGCCGGTGGCGGCCAGACGCCGATTCAATCCTACACCTGGGCGATTTTGTCGATCTGTCTGGGCTAATGGGTAGCGCAAGAAAAGATCCAGACTCGCCCGAACGCACCGCATCCATCCGCGAGGACTTCGATGCTGGACTTAATTTCGTTCGAGAATTGGCGCCACGCTACATCTTTGAGGGCAACCACGAGCACCGTCTAACGGCTCTACAATACTCGCCTAGCGCAATCGTGGCTCACTGCTGCATGTCCGCCAAGTCGGAGATCTACAACATGTGCAAGGATCTAAAGGCAAAGTATATCCCTTACGACATAGAGACAGGATGGCGGGATCTGGGCGGGACGGCGTTCGGCCACGGGTTTATGTTTTCAGAATCAGCCGTGCGCGACCACGTAGAGATGACTAGAAAGCCTGTCGTCATAGGCCACTTGCACCGGGTAGATCGAGTGGCAGGCCGCAGCATCGGTGCGCCCGTGGGCTGGTCGATCGGCTGCCTAGCCGATATTCCCAGCATGCACTACGCCCGGCGCCAGCGATCGGTTACCAGATGGCAGCACGGAGTGGCGTGGGGCGAGTACGTAGAAGGCGGGCAAGGATGCACCGTGAACGTGCTCTCGCCAGTAGGAGGCGTATGGCGTTACCCAGTGTAAAGTCAGATTGGGCAACCGTCCTGACTGAGTATGTCGCTGGGTATCGGCAGGAGGTAGTGCCAGCCGGGTGGCTAACCAAAAACCAGATAGCAGAGCTGTGGGGCAAATCGGCAAATTATGCGAATAAACTGCTGGCGCGATTGATTAAAGACGGTAGGGCCGAGAAAAAAAACTACGTGATCCGCTTGCCTCACGTTGACTCAAACGGGAAAAAGTTTCTAGGCCACTGCCGCAAGATACCGCACTACCGCCTTACTGCAGGCAAATCGACCAAATCCTAGCGTCTATTTTCTTTAGCCAGCTCTTTTACGAGCAGGGTGGTAATAAAGGCCGAAAGACTTAATCCGCCTTTCTTGGCTAGGCGTTCTCCGTTGCGTTTTATTTTGGGGTCGATTGTAAGGTTCGTTTTTACCTTTTTCATAGGGCAAGATAGTATGCGTAATTTATACGCCCCGCAAGATTGAAAGAAATTTTAATAAATAAAAAGAAAGTTGTGGACAATACGCAGACTATGCGTAGTCAAGGCGTATGCCACGCCGCTTTCTTAATGGTAACAAAGCAGAAAAGACAAACCTTGTCCTGCCGTCGGCATTAAAAAAGGCAGCGCAAAAACTGGCTATTGCCCGTCGGATTTCACTTTCCCAGCTCGTTACTCAACTGCTGGCAAGGGCATCGGGAGAGCAAAGCTAGATACGCCATGAGCTTGGGGCGCCTCAACGATATTGCCATGAAACTGCGTCATCAGAACCAAGCTCTTTCCCTTCGCCAACTAGGCGCCGCTTACGGTCTAGGCTACGTGCGGATCAAGCAAATGCAGGCACTGCCTGGATTCCCGCTGCTCGCGGGAAAGGTAATTCCGTCTGACTTTGATCGATGGAGACTGATGCAGACTGCCCCAAATTCACTGCATCGCGCAGATCGTCTACGCAGTGCCGCTGGTAAAGTTCATGCACTAACGTCGAGGAGTGATTCACGAGTCTCATGGCGACAGATTGAGAACAGCCTGAAAGCCGCAGTCGAGTCACTCTCGTTACCCTCAATGAGTGAAAACAGTGACGCTTAAGGCCGCATATATCCAGCAGCCTACGCCAGCAAAGCGAGGCTCGCGTGCGGGGGACTTCGCAAGTGATCTCTCGGCCCTCGGCCTTCATCTTGGCGAGCATGGGTTCAATGGCGGCCGGAATT